ATGTTACAAAACGAAACGCCAATGGACAGACTCGCAGCGGATTATATAGTTTGTTCATACCTATGGAATGGAATTACGAAGGATACATTAATGCTTATGGCTTACCTGTATTCGACACACCAGCACGGCCAGATGAAGATCCCCATGGTCAAAAAATTAAAATAGGAGTTTTAGATTATTGGAAAAACGAAGTAGATGGTTTAAGCGAAGATCAAGATGCTTTAAATGAATTTTATAGACAGTTTCCACGTACAACTAAACATGCTTTTAGGGATGAATCTAAGAACTCTTTATTCAATCTAACTAGGATTTATCAACAAATAGATTGGAATCAAGATATTAAACATAGTAATGTTGTGACCCAGGGTTCTTTTCAATGGATAGGGGGAATAAAAGATACTGAAGTTATGTTTGTTCCCAATAAAAATGGTAGATTTTTTATATCTTGGGTTCCACCTCAAAGATTACAAAATAATATAATAAAAAAATTAGGTAGGAAATATCCAGGTAATGAAAACTTAGGAGCATTTGGTTGTGATAGTTATGATATATCTGGAACAGTAGATGGTAGAGGTTCTAATGGATCTCTTCATGGTTTAACCAAGTTTAGTATGGAAGATGTTCCTCCTAATCATTTCTTTTTAGAATATATAGCTAGACCACAAACAGCTGAAATATTTTTTGAAGATGTTTTAATGGCTTGTATATTTTACGGAATGCCAATATTAGCAGAAAATAATAAACCTAGATTATTATATCATTTTAAAAGAAGAGGATATAGAGGTTTTGCTATGAATAGACCTGACAAAATTTATAATAAATTATCAGTAACTGAAAGAGAAATAGGTGGTATACCAAATTCAAGTGAAGATATAAAACAAGCTCATGCAGCTGCTATAGAATCTTATATTGAAGAGCGGATTGGATTATTAGATGATCTTAATTATGGAGATATGTATTTCCAAAGAACATTAGAAGATTGGTCTAGATTTAATATAAATAATAGAACTTCACATGATGCTTCTATTAGCTCAGGACTTGCAATTATGGCTTGTAATAAAAATAAATATAGACCAGTTCCTAAATTAATTAAACAAAAATATGATTTAGGTATAAAAAAATATGACAATAGTGGTTCATTATCAAAAATTATAGATTAAATGAAGATAAATTATAATACTAATAGTACATTTCCTAGCCAAGTTGTTAGTGATAGTGAAAAAGCCTCTTGGGAATATGGTACTCAAGTTGCGCAAGCTATAGAGCAGGAATGGTTTAGTCAAGGGAGAACAAATGGTAATAGATATTTAACTACTTGGAACAACTATAATAGATTAAGATTATACGCAAGAGGTGAACAACCTACTTCTAAATATAAAGATGAATTATCTATTAATGGCGATTTATCTTATCTTAATTTAGATTGGAAACCTGTCCCTATTATATCTAAATTTGTTGATATATTAGTTAATGGAATATCTAATAAACAATATGATATAAATGCATTTGCTCAAGATCCTGAATCTTTAGAGAAAAGAACCAATTATGCTGAAATGTTAGCTCAAGATATTTTCGCTAGACAAACAATGCAGGATATAGTGAATAAGCTTGATTCTTCTTTATTTAATACTACAATACCAGAAAGTAAACTACCTGAGGATGAAGTTGAACTAGAACTACACATGCAACTTAATTATAAGCAAGCGGTAGAAATTGCTGAAGAAGAAGTAATAAATCAAGTATTAGATACAAACAAATGGGAGTTGACAAAGCGAAGGGTAAATTATGACTTAGTCACATGTGGAATTGGTGCTTGTAAAACTAATTTCAATCTATCTAATGGTATAACAGTTGACTATGTTGATCCAGCTTACTTAATATATTCTTATACAGAAGATCCAAATTTTGAAGACATATACTATGTAGGTGAATTAAAACCAGTTACTTTACCTGAAATAGCTAAACAATTTCCAGCATTAGATGATGCTACTTTAGAAAAAATACAACAACAACAAGGTAATAGAACCTACATGTATGGATATGGTAATGGTCCATGGGATCAAAATACTGTTCCATTATTATATTTTGAATACAAAACTTATAGTGATCAAGTATTTAAAATTAAAGAAACTGAATATGGATTAGAAAAAGCATTAGAAAAACCTGATACTTTTAATCCACCAGAAAATGATAATTTTCAAAGAGTAGGTAGAACTATAGAAACCTTATATAGAGGAGTTAAAGTTTTAGGTACTGATATAATGTTAAGATGGGAAATGTGTCCTAATATGACTAGACCTAAAGCAGATACTACTAAAGTAGAAATGAATTATGCTATATGTGCACCTAGAATGTATAAGGGTAGAATTGAGTCTACTGTAGGTAGAATCACTGGTTTTGCAGATATGATTCAAATAACACATCTTAAATTACAACAAGTTATAGCTAGAATGGTACCAGATGGTGTATTCTTAGATATGGATGGTTTAGCAGAAGTTGATTTAGGCAATGGTACTAATTATAATCCAGCTGAAGCTTTGAACATGTATTTTCAAACAGGTTCTGTTGTGGGTAGATCATTAACTCAAGATGGAGATATTAATAGAGGTAAAATACCTGTACAAGAATTATCCACTGGATCCGGACAAGCGAAAATTCAAAGTTTAATATCTACATATAATTATTATTTACAAATGATAAGAGATGTAACCGGATTAAGTGAAGCTAGAGATGGTTCTGTGCCAGATAGAGACACATTAGTAGGATTACAAAAAATGGCTGCTAATGCTTCTAACATTGCTACTAAACATATAAATAATAGTAGTTTGTTTTTAACTTTAAGAATGTGTGAAAATATATCTAAAAAAGTTAGTGATATGTTAGATTATCCTTTAACAGCAAATGCATTAAGAAATAGTATAACTAATTTTAATAGTATTACTTTAAAAGAAGTAAATAACTTAAATTTACATGACTTTGGTATATTTTTAGATCTAGAGCCAGATGATGAAGAAAAAGCTACATTAGAACAAAATATACAAGTTGCTTTATCAAGTGGTGGTATTGATTTAGAAGATGCAATTGAAATTAGACAAATACGTAATTTAAAATTAGCAAATCAAATGCTAAAAGTAAAGCGTAAAAAGAAACAAGCTTACGAGAGACAAATGCAAGCTGACATAGCTCAGCAACAAGCAGCGGCGAATACGCAAGCTACTCAAGCAGCTGCTGAATCTGAAGTGCAAAAGCAAGAAGTCTTAACTAATCAAAAAATAAATTTTGAACAAGCTAAGTCTCAGATGGAGATAGAAAGAATGAGAACGGAATCAGAAATAAAACGAGCATTAATGGCTGAAGAATTTAATTATCAAGTTCAGTTAGAACAAATGAAAGGTCAAAGAGAAACAACTCGTGAAAAAGAAATAGAAGATCGTAAAGATAAAAGAACAAGAATAGCTGGTACACAGCAAAGTAAAATGATAGATCAAAGACAAAATGATTTATTACCAATAAATTTTGAAGAACAAAATCAAATGGAAGATATGTTTCCAATTGGTTAATTATTAATTATTTAATTATATTATATTATGTCAGATAAAAAAGCGGCCGTAGAGGTCAAACAAGAAGGTGAATTTTCTTTAAAAGGAAAAATAAAACCTAGAAAACCAAAAGATCTAGGATCAAAAAAGAATAATGAACCTGTTAAAATTGATTTAACTAAACCTGAAGCTCAAGGAGAAGTAATCCCAGACGTTGTAAAGGTTGATTTAACTAAAAAACCAGAAGATAATGCCATTCAAGAGCGAAAAACAGAGGAAATTTCTATGGGCGAATCACCCGGAGATAGCAAAAAAATGGACACAGAAATACGGGTCAGCGATACAGATGATAAAAAGGAACCTGAAGTCCAAGTAATTGAAGAAATTACAGAAGAAGTTAAACCAATAAAAGAAGTAAAAGAAGAACCTCAAAAAATTGAAACACCTAAACTTCCAGAAAATGTAGAAAAACTGGTGGATTTCATGAATGAAACAGGTGGAACAGTAGAGGATTATGTAGAACTTAATAAAGATTATTCTAAACTAGATAATGATCAATTATTAAAAGAATACTTAAGAAAAAATAAACCTCATCTTGATTCAGATGACATTTCTCTTATAATGGAAGATTATGAGATTGATGAAGAATTAGATGAAACAAAAGATATACGTAGAAAAAAACTAGCTTATAAAGAAGCTGTTGCTAGTGCTAAACAGGAATTAGAAAATCAAAAATCTAAATACTATGCTGAAATAAAGCAAAGACCTGGGACAACACAAGAGCAGCAAAAGGCTATGGATTTTTTTAATCGTTACAACAAACAGCAAGAAACTATAAAGCAATCACAACAAGCTTTTAAAGAAAAAACTAATAATTTATTTCAAACTGATTTCAAAGGTTTTGATTACACAGTAGGAGATAAAAAATTTAGATATAAAGTAAAAGATCCTGTGAAAACAGCTGAAAGTCAATCTAATATTCAAAACTTTGTTAATAAATTTATTGATAAAGAAGGAAGTATAAGTGACACTGAAGGTTATCATAAAGCTTTATATGCTGCGATGAATACTGATAAACTAGCTTCTCATTTTTATGAACAAGGAAAAGCTGATGGTATTAAAAATTTAGTACAAAAATCTAAAAATCCAAGTGCGGATGCGCCGAGGCAAGTTGCCAGTGGGGACGTCTTTGTAGGAGGTTTTAAGGTAAAATCAGTTAGTGGAGCAGATTCATCAAAATTGAGAATCAAAAAACGAAAGTTTAACTAATTAAAAATTAATATTATGGCTTTAACCCCACAGTTTGGAAGTTTAGTACCTTCTCAAACTCAACAAGCACTAGCTACAAATTATCTTCAATGGACAGATAATGGTGGTGGTGCAGGTATCCCAGCGAATTTTAGAGATTTTGCAGCGCAATATCTACCTGAAATTTACGAACAAGAAGTAGAAAGATATGGTAACAGAACGTTATCTGGTTTCTTAAGAATGGTCGGTGCTGAATTACCAATGACAAGTGACCAAGTAATCTGGTCTGAACAAAATAGATTACACATTGCATATGATGGACTTACATTAGCTGGTGCTAACGTTATTAACTGGATAGGTACTCCTGCTGGTGTTACTAACGTTATCTCTGTAGGATCGACAGTAGTAGTAATGGATGACTTTGGAAACGAAGTTAAATGTTACGTTTCTTCTACGGTTCCAGGTGGCGCCGGTGTTGGTACAATTACAGCTTTACCTTATACTGCTGCAACTATTGCTGCTGCTGGTTTAGTAGGTTTAGTAAAAGTATTTGTATACGGTTCTGAATACGCAAAAGGATCAACAACTCCTAACTTTGATGCAGCTGCTTTAGCGACTGCTAATCAAATTATTAGTGTTACTCCTTCATTTACTCAATTCTCAAATAACCCTATCATTATTAGAAGTAAATATACTGTAAACGGTTCTGACACTGCTCAGATCGGTTGGGTAGAAGTTGCTACTGAAGATGGAACTGGTGGTTATTTATGGTACCTAAAAGCTGAGTCTGAAACTAGACTTAGATTTGAGGATTACCTAGAAATGATGTGTGTTGAAGGTGAAATAGCTGCTGCTGCTTCTGGAGCTGCAGGTAACGGTCAGATTGGAACACAAGGTATGTTTGCTGCTATCCAAGATAGAGGTAATGTACAAGTTGGTTTCTCTGCATCTGCTGGTATAAGTGACTTTGATGATATTCTTAGAAACTTAGATACTCAGGGAGCAATTGAAGAAAACATGTTATTCCTAGACAGACAAACTGCTCTAGATTTTGATGACATGTTAGCTCAAATCTCTGCTGGATCTGCTGGTGGTACAGCTTATGGATTATTTGAAAACTCAGAAGAAATGGCATTAAACTTAGGTTTTAGCGGTTTCAGAAGAGGTTCTTATGATTTCTATAAGACTGACTGGAAATACTTAAACGACGCGTCAACACGTGGTGGTATGACTGGACCTGCTTCTATTGAAGGAGTATTAGTTCCAGCTGGTACTACAACTGTTTATGATCAAATTTTAGGAACTAACATCCGTAGACCTTTCTTACACGTAAGATATAGAGCGTCTCAAGCTGATGATAGAAGAATGAAATCTTGGTTAACAGGTTCGGTTGGTGGTGCATTTACTAGTGATCTTGATGCAATGGAAGTAAACTTCCTTTCAGAAAGATGTTTAGTAACTCAAGCTGCTAACAACTTTGTATTATTCAAAGGAGTGTAATTATTCACATTAATAATACCTCCATCTTCGGGTGGAGGTTATTATTATTTTTTTTAAATTATTTAATTATATTATATTATGGCTAAAAAAGCAAAACAAGAAGAGGTAGTGGAAGAAGTAGTTGCTGTTGCAACACCACCACAACCAGAACCACCTAAGGTTAAAAAACCTACGTGGGAAGTAAAAGATAGAGTTTATATACTAGAACGTGGTGAAGAACCATTAACATATACAATTCCTTCAAAGCATACAAGGAGACATCCTTTATTATGGTTTGATGAAAAACGACAAAAGCAAAGAGAATTAAGGTATGCAACTAATATGACTAGTCCATTTGTAGATGAACAAAAAGGAGAAGTTACATTAGGTCATATTACTTTTAGAAATGGTGTATTAAATGTACCAAAAGAAAATATAATTTTACAAAAATTATTATCTTTGTACCATCCATTTGTTAATAAAAAATACTCTGAATTTATAGCATCACAAGAAGCTGAAGACGAATTAGATATTATGGAGTGGGAAATTGAAGCTCTTAATACAGCTCGTAACATGGATATTGATATGGCTGAAGCGATTGTTAGAGTTGAATATGGAAGTAGAGTTAATAGTTTATCTTCTAAAGAATTAAGAAGAGATTTATTAAAATTAGCTAAAAGAAATCCTAGATTATTCTTATCATTAGCTGCAGATGAAAATGTACAATTGAGAAACTTTGGTATCAATGCTGTAGAGCATGGTATTTTAAGACTATCAAGTGATCAAAGATCTATACATTGGGCAAGTAATGATAGAAAAATAATGACGGTTCCTTTTGATGAAAACCCTTACTCAGCATTAGCTGCGTGGTTTAAAACAGACGAAGGAGTTGAAGTATATAAGTCGATAAATAAAAGACTAAATTAAAATAACAGGGGCGGATTCGTCCGCCTCTTTATTAAAATAAAAATATAATGGTAAACGTAAACGCAGTATATCAAACGGTGTTATTGATATTAAACCAACAACAACGAGGTTATATAACTCCTGATGAATTCAATAAGATTGGTAGTCAAGCACAATTAGAAATATTTGAAGGATATGCTAGTGACTTAAATCAACAGTATCGTTTATCTCAAAATGAAACTGAGTATTCAAATAGAGTAAAAAATATACAAGAAAAATTACAGTATTTTCAACGTACTGCTACACCAGTTTATAATGTAGCAACTAATAAATTTGATATTTTAGATTTTATTACATATAATGCTAACCCGAATCAAGCCTACCCTTTTGTGTTCAATCCAAGTAGTGGTGTTGATGAGGTTTTATATAGATTAGGTACTGTATTTTATAAAGATTACGACCTAGGTCAATACACACAAAGAAACGAGTTAAGACAATTATTACTTTCCCCTTTAACTCAGCCAACAACTAATTTCCCTATATATTTATATGAGAATGATACATTGCAGGTATTTCCAAATACAATACAAGCAGATATAACTATATCATATCTTAAAAGACCCGATAATGTGTTATGGAATTTTACTACAAACGCACTTGGTGCGTACGAATATTCTAGAGGAACATCAATTCAATTTGAATTAGACCCCACTGAACAAGAAGAGTTAATACTTAGAATATTAGCCTATGCGGGTGTTATAATTCAAGACCCATCTATAGTACAAGTAGCATCTGCACAAGTTGCTAATCAAGATAATAACGAAAAACAATAATATATGCCAATGCCAAATGGTGGATTAGTCACCGAAACTAACAGTCAATATTACGCGGGAGCGCAGGGATTTGTAGTAACAGCTTTAGCAGGACAAAGTGATTTTATATTTAACTTTAATACTTCTTTAAAGTTTGGAAATTGGGATCCTAATGTAACTGATTATGCTTTGAATAATTTTAAACTTTATTCAAGTGTAGACGGTATAACTTACACAGAATATATTACCGCTTATGATGTAATTGTTCAACAAAACGGAGATAGTTTAGTTAGACTTGCCGCGGCACTTCCTCAAAACAACATACTAGTATGTCAATTAAAAACTATTGATGGTGGTAGTTTTGGAAATAGAGATGCTTACGGTACAACAACAGAACAAAACTATGGTAGTTATTCTTATTTAAAATTAAAAGATGTTGTTAACAACTTTATTGTGGGTTATGTAGGAAAAGATAAATTAATACCAGATGTTAAAAGAAGCGATATAATATTTCATGCTAAAAGAGGTTTACAGGAGTTTAGTTATGATACATTAAAGTCTGTTAAATCTCAAGAATTAACTGTACCTCATACATTAAGTGTTATACTTCCTCAAGATTATGTGAACTATGTAAGAATATCACGTATAGATCAATTAGGAGTACAAAGAATAATATATCCTTCTAATAATCTTACAAATTCTCCGTATGAAAATCCGATACAAGATAATTTTGGAGTGCCAACTCAAGATAATTTTGAAGATAATTTAGAAGGTACTTCTTTAACTGAAGAGAGATGGGACAATGCTAACACTAATCTTATTAATCAAAACTATAACTGGACTTTATATAATGAAGGTTTAGATTGGGCTGGTTATAATTGGGGTTATGGAGGATATTGGTATTGGAACTGGGGTGAACAATATGGAATGTCACCACAATATGCTCAATATAATGGTTGGTTTAATATGAATGAAAGAGAAGGTAAAGTTTCTTTTTCTAGTAATTTAGTTGGTGCTTTAATAATACTAGAATACATATCAGATGGACTTGCTTATGATTTAGATAGTAGAATACCTAAATTAGCAGAAGAAGCTTTATATGCTTATATTTTACATGCTATAATATCTACTAGAATTAATCAACCGGAATATATAGTGCAAAGATTAAGACAGGAAAAAAGTGCTAAGCTTAGAAACGCTAAAATTAGATTATCAAATGTTAAGTTAGATGAAATAGTACAAGTGATGCGTGGAAAAGCTAAATGGATAAAAAGATAATACATGCCACAAGTAACTAATACTTTTCTAAGGTCTAAAATGAATAAAGACCTTGATAATAGATTGCTGCCAAACGGTGAATACAGAGATGCTCAAAATTTACAAGTAAGTAGATCAGAAGGATCTGAAGTAGGAGAGTTTGAGAATGTTTTACAAAACCAAGAATTAACTTATTTTTATACTGGTAGAAATAATAATTTTTATGCTGGTAAAATAATAGGTCAATTCACAGATGAAACTACTGAGAATATATATGTGTATAGCGCAGGTTATAGTGGTGATGGAAGATGTCCTAGAGATGTAAAAGTTTTTGCACAACCAGGTATACCAGCTACCACAAGTTCAACTTGGGAGCTTTATGATTCAGCTGGAAATTTACTAGACCCTACCACTCTTGGATTAGAAGTAGGAATGTTACTTTGGGGTGATAATTGGAATGGTCAACCATCTGCTGCGGGCGGTCAATTAAAAGATCCTTTAATTGAAAGCATAACAACAACTACCATTACTATTAGTCAAGCAATAACATTAAGTGGTTCTAATATTATAAACCTAGGTTTTACTAATACAATACATTCATATAACCCTACAACTGACATTACCACATTATTAGTTAGAGGATCTTTTCTTAATTTTAATCAAAACTTTAGGATATACGGTATAAATTTATTAGATAATTTATTGTTTTGGACTGATAACAATAATCAACCAAGAAAAATTAATATAAGTTTAGCTAATCCTAACTTTTTAATATCTCCTGATTATTATGTTAATGAAGATCAAATATCTGTTGCTAAGTACTATCCTTATGAAACACCTTTAGTTTTACAACAATCTAAATTAGAAGTTAGTACTGGTAGTTACCCACCAGCTCAACCAATAAAAGGATATCAAATTGAAACAATAGATTGGATTGGAGATTTTAATGTTAAAATAGGAGATATAGTTACTGGTTTTCCTGATCAAGCAGATAATGAAGTATGGCAAGTTTTATGGTATGAACCAAATGGTGGTAATAATGAGGTGATTATTTATAATAACTTTTTATTGTTTCCTGGAACAACAGGTACTCCATGGAATCCAGCAGCTGGAACTTTTTTAAACTTCTCTAGACCATCATCTACTGATTCAGCAGATAGGTTATTAACTAGAGGTTTTGATACTATTACTAGTAATCTAGCTATTGGACCTTTTCCACCTGGAACACCTACTGGAGCAGTTGGTACTGGAGTTGATATTAGAGTAGATTATTCATTCACAAGTACATTAGGTGATCCTAGTGGTAATCCTACTCCTCAAATAGGAGATTTTATTACTAGTAAAACAATGACTGGTCCTAGTGGTGTAGGTATTACTTTAGCTGATGAAGTGTGTATACAAGAAGTTGGAGAATTTGTCGTAGGTAGTGGTGGTCATGTACAATTGAAATTAACACAGCCAGTTACTATTAATGCTCTTGGTAATGATATATCTATTTCTGCTAATCCTAATTATGGCTTAGGTCAAACTCCTTCAGAAGAATTTACAGGTGATCCTGATTTAATAGAAGAAAAATTTGTTAGATTTAGTTATAGATTTAAATTTGATGATAATGAATATTCTTTAGCAGCACCTTTTACGCAGATATGCTTTATACCAGAACAACAAGGGATTTTTGGAAATGGACCAAATAATCAACTTCAAGATCAGATTAATGCTTATGATTCTACTATTTTAGATTGGTTTGTTAATTCTATTAATACAATAGATTTAAAAATTCCTTTACCAGATACTGGAGTTTCAGCTCTTGAAGCTGTTGAAGGTTTAATCAATGGGTATAAAGTAACTGATATAGAAATACTATATAAAGAATCTAATACGATTTCAGTTAAAATATTAGAGGTTATACCTGTAAATGCTGGTTTAGCATCGTTTGTAGAAGAAATACCTTTAACTGTGGCTGGTAATGGAATTCAATGGTATTATAATTTTAATTATAAATCTATAAAACCTTATAGAACTTTACCTACTAATCAACAAAATAGAGTTTATGACAATGTTCCTTTAAAAGCTTTAGGACAAGAGATTAGCGCTAACAGGTTGATATATGGTAATTTTTTACAACAACATACACCACCTTTAAATTTAGATTATGAAGTTATAAATGCAGATAAATCTGTAGATTATAATAATTATGTTCAATATCCTAATCATTCTTTAAAACAAAACAGAAATTATCAAGCTGGGTTTGTTTTAGCAGATAGATATGGAAGAGCTTCTAGTGTTGTGCTATCTTCTAATGATAACATACCTACCGCTCAAGGTTCTACTATATATACACCTTATAAATCTTTTGGAGATGTAGATAATATAGATGAAACTACTTATAAATGGTTAGGTAATGTATTAAGAGTAAAAGTAAACAATGGCTTAACACCAGCTCAACAAGTTAATAACGATAACACAGGTGAACCTGGCTTATATAAAGCAGAAAATGATACAAGCATCGATCAATTTGAGATAACTAATGGTGGTGGCGGTTATGTTGTTGGTGATATAATAGATTTGAGATATGCAGTAGGTAATCAAGGTTTAGGACAAAACGCCTCGGTTGAAGTTTCCGCTGTAGCTCTTGGCGTTGTTACTGGAATAAAAATAATAAATAGAGGTACTGGATATGTTGATGGGACTGTATTGATACAAGATACAACTACAGGTATTGGTGCAGGTTTTGAATGCACAGTGACTGTTTATCCTGCTAATCCTACTGGCTGGCAATCATATAAGATAGTTGTCAAACAACAAGAACAAGAATATTATAACGTTTATTTACCTGGTTATGTTTCTGGTTATCCAGTTTTAAGTGCTAGAGATTATGGTAGAGTAGCATTCGCGGCATTATTAGGTGATAATATAAATAAAGTTCCTAGAGATTTAAATGAAGTAGGACCAACTCAATCTGAGTTTTCTGCATCAGTTAAGTTATTCGGTAGAGTAAACAATCCAACTATAAATAATAATCAAAAACCACCAGGAAATCTTTATTATGATAATAGACCATATGCTTGGAACACTCAATATTTTCCTGAAAGAATAAATGATGAAGTAGTTGTAGTAGGACCAGTTGGAGCAGGTGGGTTAGAACTCGCCAACTCTCCTTTTAAAACTGGTGTAGGAGCAGGTGCTGCTGTTCAAAATGCTTTTGATAATTTCGAAAGTACTCTACCACCTTATACTGCAGCTATCCCATGGGGTGTTCCTGGTGCATTACAAAGTTTTTATAATGTAGAACAAAACCCATTATCTATAGGATTATCTGTTGGAACTGAAGAATCTCAACCCCAATTAACACGACCTAACGCACCTCAATTAAACACTTTAGGTGCTAAGGTTACAGATATAGGAATACCTCCAGCACCCGGACAGATAGGATGTATGGTACCTTTTTTAAGTGTATCTGAAACATCTCCAGTTGAAAGTTTATTAGAGATATTTTATGAATCATCTACTTCAGGTAATTTTGTAGATTTAAATAAATCTGTAATAGCTGATTATGGAGGAGTTGTAAACACTACTTCAATTCAAGCTTCATTTTTGGAAGACGATACTAGCGGTACTGTTTTAATAACAGCGTTTAGTTTTACTGACCCAGCTGGTAATGAATTAACTCTACAATCTGTACCTTTAATAACATCTATAATTGATGGTAATGGTAACCCAGCTACAGGAGCTTTCACAATTGAATCAACAGGTGGAGGAGTTTCTTTAATAGACTTTGATTTAAAAACAAATCAATTGTTTGCATATTTATCTCAAACTACTCAATCCAATGAATATTTTATATCGTTTGAAACCGAGTATGATGATGGTGTTAACCCTGTTTTTATAGATACTCTTAATAATCAAATTAAAATTACTTTAAATAATAAAGAACCAGAAATTGGAGGCTTTACTCCATCATATGGATCTAGTGCAGGAGTAGAAATAGCTTGTGGTGGAAGTGCAGTTGGTTATACTACTTTAGATAGAGGAGTATTTGGACAATTTACAAATAATGTAAACGGGAGTGCTGATCCTACTCAAAATACTTTGGAACTTTGCTATTCATTAGCATTAACTGCAGAACCTGTAGGTTCTACGGCTACTTTTTCTATAGATCAAACTGGTGTTCTTAATTATGATTCTGGAACAACAGTTAATGGCACGTACCAATTCACATGTACAGTTACTGATGCTTCTCCATCATGCGTTAATGATATTAATAGTTTAACTGATGATTGTGTTATAGATATTATATTAGGAACACCACCAGTAAATAGAGCATTATGTTATGGTCCTACTAGTGTTATGAATACTTTAAGCACAGATTGTGGTCCTTTTACAGGTTCTGGATTTCCTTTAGAAGTATTTTTTGGAGCAAATCGATTTATTAATTCAGGAAATTCTACAGGTACAGGTAGTGGAACTAATGTTTTATTAAATGTTATAGATATAGCTTTAGGAGTACTTTCACCTAAATATATAACTACATCAAATGTAGGTTTAGAATATTATAATGTATTAGAAGAAGGAAGATATGGCGCGAGTCCTATACAATGTGGAGGTATACCAGAACCATTTACAACAGGTGCTTTAACTCAAGGAATTTTACAAATAGTACCTACATTAACTAAAAGCGCTACAGCTGCTAGCCCATCGGAATATAGAACTAATTTTACAATATTATACAGAGCAACTCCAACAGATGCTTGGGCATTAGCAACTTGTGATGTAGGATCTCCAGCTCAACCGGCTGGTGGAGCGGTAGGTAATTTTAATCTACTAACAGTATTAGGAGCTGGACCAACTACTGCTAATTTAGCTTATAATTTTTCTACACCCGGAGAATACGCTGTAAGAAATAATGGAGTTTATAGTGTTGGGTGTACAGGTTGTACCACATGTGCAAGGTTTAGCGTTGACTATTACGATGCATTAACAGGTAGCATAGGTGATTGTATAAGTTGTGTAGGATCACTGTAATAATTAAAGAAAACAAGTAATAATAAATATATGGCGACTACATTAGAGGTATCATATTTTAACACCTTTTGGTTGAAAAGATTAAAAAACATTAATCAATATCAACAAAGAGATGGAGACGGCACAATCCCAGTTCCACCAGCACTAGTAACTGGTCAATTAGGTGGTGGTATAACTACTGGTACGCCTGATCCACTTACTGGAGAAGGATATGTTATTAGTAATGATGTTTCTAGTGCATTAGCTCCTGGTAGTGCAAATATATTTGAAGATTGGTATGTTGAAGAATCTAGAATAAAAGGTGGATTTAATAATATTTCTGTAGACTTTGGAGTTAAAGCTTATATTGTAGAAGAAGAAGCGAATCAAACTAGAAGACAAAGTTCTTTAATATATTCTGGTGTATACAATGCTAAAAATGGTATTAATAACACTAACGAGTTTCCAATTGGAGAAGATATAACTAGAAGTGTAGATCCTGCTTCAGGAAGTATACAAAAGCTATATGCTGAAAATACAAACCTAGTAATATTTCAAGAAAGAAAAGTTAATAGAGCACCTATAGATAAAGATGTTATCTTTACTCAAGAAGGTCAACCATTAAGTGCTAACTCTGTCAATCAATTTGGTCAACCTGTAGTTATAGGAACACCAACTGCTTTTGAAGGTAACTTTGGTATATCCAGAGATCCAGGGTCATTTGCTGTATATGGATATAATAAATATTTTACTGACAGAGATAGGTCTGTAGTTATGCAGCTGGGTCCTAATGGTCTTACTGAAATATCTAACTATGGTATGATAGATTATTTTAGAGATCAACTATCACAAGAAGGAGAAATAATAGGTGGTTACGATGTATATAATAAGAATTATGTTTGTACAATAGCATCGTCTACAGTGGTGTTTGATGATTTAATAAATGGTTGGGTTAGCTTTATGAGTTACGTGCCTGAATTATCAACTAGTTTAAGAGGTAATTATTACACATTTAAAAATAATGGATTATGGAAACATAATGTATTGGGATCATATAATTTATTTTATACAAACAGAGTTAGATCTAGTGTTGAATTTGTATTTAACCCACAACCAACTATAACAAAAACTTTTAAAACAATAGATTATACTGGTAGTAATGGATGGGAGGTTGTAAGTTTAGTTTCTGATTATACAGGAACAGATACAAATCCACAACAACCTGTTTTAGGCGACACAACTCATGTTGATTTTGCATCTCCAATATTAAGTTACGATGAAGGTTACTATGTAAATCCTAATAGCAATGTACAATATAGAGCTGGTTTTGATAGAAAACAAAATAATTATTATGCTTCTATTAAAAATGATTCTCAAACTTTAGCTGAAGAAGTAATAACACCAGGTAGATTATCCAGTGGAATAAAAGGACAATATGCTATTGTTACTTTTAGAAATGATACTACAACAGACCCAAGAGGAGCTAAACAATTATTTAGTGTAGGGACTGAGTTTAATAATAGATAATTATATGATATTAAATGCAAGAAAGTTAATTGATCAAGATTATGATCTTTTAGCTAATTGGTGGAAGTGGTGGCGTTGGCCAGCTATTCCCAAAAACTTTTTACCAGACAATGGTACTGGTGGGATAATGATAGAAAAAGCAAATACACCTATAGTAGCGGGTTTTATATACTATACTAATTCTGATGCTGTATTTGTAGAGTGGATAATATCTAATCCTGAATATAAAAATAAAGATAGAAAAGAAGCTGTAGAAATGTTGTTGAAAACAATTGAAGCTATATGTAAAGAACAAGGTAAAAAATATATGTTTTCTCTAGGTAGGAATCAACATTTAATAAATATACATAAGAAATTGGGATGGAATGTAGATCAAAAGCCATCTTATGAAATAGTAAAAAAAATATAATAATGGGTGAAAAAATAGGTAGAATTATCGGTGCATCTAAAGCTAGGGCAAGCGCGCAAGATGAGCTTCAACGAGCTCAAGAACTGACAGCTGAATTTAAGGGTGATATGCAAGATGCTATAAACTCTCGTCAAGATATAATTAATCCTTACGCGGGAATAACTGATTTGTCTGGTTTAGCTAGAGATTTAACTAGTCAAATAACAAATCCATTTAATAATTTAACTGTTTCTACTGCCGCGGCTAAAATGCAAGCTGAAGAAACTGATATAGCTTTAGCTAATACACTAGATACAATGGAACAAACAGGTGCTAGTGCTGGTGGAGCTACTGCTTTAGCAATGGCTGCTTTAAAATCAAAACAAAATATTGCTGCTACAATTGAGAAACAAGAAGCTGCAAATGACGAGATGAGAGCTCAAGGAGAAGCTCAAATGAATAGAGAAAAAGTAGATGCGATGCAGAAGTATGATCAAGCTACTATTCAATTAAAAGGTAGAAAAGAAGATGCAGATGCAAAAGGAGAAATATTTGAATTTCAAGCTACAGAAAAAAGATCAAATGATGATATTAATAGATATACTTCTATGTACATAGGTGCTCAAGCAGCAGAAAACAAAATAAGAGAAGCTGCTGCAGAAGCAGAATCAGAGTATGGTAATGCATGGGGTGGATTATTTTCCTAAAAAAATAAAAAAATGAATAAAATATTAAAAGGTCATAATGATAAAATGAATAGATTAGTAAGTGTTTCACAAGTTCGTAGAAGCAAAGAGCTAAACTTTTTCAACGATGCTAGTAATAAGTATAGATCTTATGTTAGTAGTTCTTCTTCAGAAAACCCATATGAAGATAAAGCTTTAGCTAATATAATAAAGGATTATTTTATTGATTTAGCACAAAGACCTATAGACGGTGTTATATCTAGACAAACAAAATTAGCCTTAGAGGTTAAAAATTTAGGTCAATGGGAAATTAAACAAGATAAGAAGTTTATAAAAGAATATTTTGATAGATTAGATAAATGTATTACGTTAGGTGGATATTTAGCTCATGCTATAGACACTACTTCTCCTGATAAGCTACCTCAATTTATTAGTGATTATAGATCTATAAATATAAATGGAACCAATGAAAGAGATAAAGATAGGAATATGTTTTCTATGGCTGCATGGTCTAATTTATTTAATTATTTTTCAGATGTTAATGTTGTAAAAGATTTTTATTTTAGAGAAACTGAAAGTGATGAACTAGTTGTATTTACACAAAGAATAGAATTCATAGTTAAAGGCGAAACTTTTAGAAAATACTTACACAATATACCTTATGTTATAGATGATTTTTTAAATAATAAAAATCTTAAATATAATGAGCGTGGAGATATGGTTTATTTTATTTATAATGAGATTGATTCTGCTCAATTAGACAATAATGAATTGTTATCTTTATTTGTTAGTAGAGTTCCTAAACAAATGGATTTACAAACTACTTTTGAAAATGCTGGGATAACGAATAATGCTACATTACAACCACAATTTTTTCTTGGAGGAACTATTCCATCAGAAGATCCAAATGATGTAGAAGAAGATACATCTATAAAAATACCTATATATTCAGTATCTGATAATAAAGTTAGAAAGTTTGAAATAAAACCTATTGTAACAGAATTTATAGATAATAATCCTGCTTATAATGCTGAAGTACGAGCTAATATTGCTGGTTTATTTACTCTTGCAAGTGGTAATATATCTGTGTTATCTGGTTATTCAAATAAAAGATTAGGGTTAGATTTACCTTTAGGAATAAATGAAGCAGTTACTCCAGAGTTATCAAGACTTTATGATAAATTAGATCCTGAAGGTAAAGCGGCATTTGTGGGAAATAGATATGCTTTAAACAAAACAGGGTATGGAAATACTACTGTGGCTTTAGTAGATGCTCAAAAAGCTTGGATGATGAGTGTGATATTACAAAGTAATTTAGATAGAAAACTACCTCAATCTAATATAGCTGATCAACCTAGTATAGTAAAAGAAATTTTAAGTGATGAAACAAAACAAGGAAAGGATTTAATCAAAGCATTAAATGATAACGAAATGCCAATACCAGAATTATATAGAAACATGCTAGATATTAAGGAATGGCAAGCTGGAATGACTTTGTTTTATCAAAAACTACCAGAAGAAGTTAAGGAGTTACCAACAAAAAAATCACCAGAAATAATTGAATTTATAGAACAATATTCTTAATAAAATTATATGGAAGAAGAAGAAGAAGTAGTAATTACAAATCAACCATTAAATCCTGAGGAGACTTGGAATACCTTAGAGGAAGAAAAAGTAGAAGAAGTAGTAAATGAAGAAGATAATGAAGAAAAAGTAGAGGAAATAGATATTTGGGATTTAATAGATAATGAAGAAGGTGAGGTAACTCAAGATAGTTTACAAGGCGCTTATGATGAAATTCAACAAGCTGAGTACGATAAACTATCAAATAACCCATTCGCCAGAACAGAACCCGTACAAGTAGGTGCAATTAGTGTTCCTCCAGTTCAAGATATGTGGTGGAGTAAAGAAAGACAAAGGTGGAATGTAGATTATTTAGATGAAGAAAATAAAGCAAAAGCTACGCAAATTAATGAATATTTAGATAGAAGAGAGAAAGAAGTTCAAGAAAGTCAAGAAGCTTGGGAGCAGTATCTTAAAGTAGCTGAACCAGGTGAAGTTATTATAAGTAAAGATGGAACTAAGGAATACAAGTATAATTTAATGGATACTGGTCGATTTCAATATAATTATAGAACTCCTGGCTCTGAAGATTGGCAGAATTTTGAATTTAACGAAGATGGTACTACTACAGATCCAGAATTCATAAATGCTTTAGTTGCATTTGAACATGGTGAAGTTAAAGAAACTCCAAAACAAAGGCGTTTAGCTCCTAATCAATCTAATTTAAGAGCTAAACAATATCAATTTATGAATTGGAAGCCAGATGAAAGTATTGATATAGATTATTTTAATAGATTAGGTGGGAAAACAAAATCTAATCAACGATTGAAAGAAGAAGGAGATACTAGTTTTGAAAAGAAATGGGAAACAAAAAAAGAAGGATTTGAACTAAGTAAAGAATATTTGGAAGCAAAAATTATAGATGAAGACTTAGATATAACTTATCCTTATCTCAATTATTACATCGATCCAGCTAATACAGAAACGGAAATAAATGATGTTATAGATAAATATTATCCTGATATAAGGAATTTAGCATTAAGTCCTTTTCAAGTATTTGATAATGATAATAAACCATTACGTAGCCAAGAAGATATTGACATGGAAGTTAAAAACTTTGCTGGTTTTTTAGACAAAATGGATGTAGCAGATCAAATAGTCTTGCTAAGTAGTCTAGTAGAAAACCCAACTTTATGGTCACAAAAAGAAGCTCCTGATAGTCTTGAAACACTATTAGATAGAGCGTGGGATATTGCTAAAGATAATATATCAATGGGTAATATTACAAATCCTGGCAGTGGATTTATTGGTCAGCAAGCAAAAAATATTCCGGGAGGGATGATGGATGCGTATAATGTTTTGATAACAAAACCTGATGAAAAAAGTTGGAATGAACATTTGTTAGAATCTGTAGGAGAATTTTGGAAGGATAATAGAGAAGCTCCTGAAGTATTGCTTCAAGGTGAATTAAATAAGTATTTACAAAACTATAAAGCTGATGCTGATACAAGACTTAATGAGTTAAATGTAATCCAAGGTATAATAGCTGATGAAGAAATAGATCTTTCTAAACAATTAATAAATGAACGAACTAGTACTTCATATGTAGTACCTGTTGGAACCGATAATAGACCTAATGTAGTCCCCGAAAGAATTACTGCAACAATTACTACAACTGATACTCCAGATGAATTTTTCAATAAAAAGTTAGGTGAATTAACAATGCCTTATACAAATTGGGATGGTGAACAGGGATTAAAATATGAACAAATAAATTTTCCTGAACTTTATGCTAAACAGGAAAGATATGAAAATGATAAACTTATAAGACAAAAAAGACAATCTAATAACGTTACATCTATTATGGATGGTCTAGTGTTTGGCGGAATCGGTTTTGGAAATGAGTTTAAATATGCGGTAGAAGATATTGGTATATGGGCGTCAGGTCTTGCTGCAAGTGTACTTCCTGAAGATAGTTATTTAGACAAGGAGTATAAGAAATCTATAATGCAATTTGATGAAAATAGAAGATGGGAGAGAGCAAAGTCAGATACAGGGTTGTATGGAATTATAACAGGTAAATCTTATACTGATGATAAAGGTGTAGAATATATAATGGACGAAAGAGGAATTATATATGATACTGATAGTAAATTTATTGTAGATACTAGCATGGAAGGTTATGAATCTATTAGAAAGAATCTACTTAATAGTAATACTAGAGGCAGTTCATTCTCCTCACGAGGGGCATTTGAAACTACTACTAAAGTTTTTGGAAATTTAGCAGTACAAATATATTTGACTAAAGGAATGGGTTTATTAACTGCTCCTATGAGAGCTAGTTTATTAACCTCTATAAATGGGTTTAAAAACGTTAAACAATTTAAATTTGCAGAATCTCTTGCAAAATCAATTGGTAATAAAAACCTTAATGGGCTTAAAAAACTACCAATTAAACAAAGTACTTTAGATGCTATAGCTACTCAAGGTATGTTCTTTTCATCAGTTGGTTATAACGAGATAAGAAGACAAGCTGTTGGTTCGGGTATTTCTCTTGATGAAGCGGAAGCTTTAGCTCAAAAAGGTTCTTTAATGTACGGTGTTATTGGAATGCTTACAGCACCATTAGCTCCTTTAGCTAGAAATAATCAATCTGCTACTGCAGAATTTATTACAAACAATACTATTAGAAAACTAGTTTTAGACTACGGTGGAACAAATTCTAAAACTGCTTTCTCAAGATTTGGTAATAGATTAAAAAATACACTATGGAAATGGAAAAATAATCCTAACAATGTAGCTGTGCTTAAAGAGGGTGGTAGGGAAATTGTTCAAGAAAATGTTAGTGAAAGTGCTATAATATACGGAGTCAATCCTTGGTTGAATGAACAATTAGATGCTAGTATTTTTCAAGAAAATATGACAGTACAAGAAGGTTTAAATTTAAGTTTTGTGTCTGGTGTAGCTGGAGGATTAGGAGGTAGAATAACTAACTCTGTAGATTATGAATCAAATCCTTCTACTTTACAAGCTTTATACACAGCAGGTAAAGATGAGAATTATAAAACAACTAAAGCACAGTTAGAAAAACTAGTATTAGGTAAAGCTATAACAGTGGATGAAATGGAAACTATCTTGAGAGATATGGATGTGGTTCGTAGTGAAGGATCTAAAACTCAAAGTTGGATATCTGCTGAAAATCAATTACCTGTTCTTAGATTAAATTATAAAATAAGAAATCTTCAAAATAGGAAGAAAAACCTTAAGTTAGTTGGAACAGAAGCAGAGGTTATAGATAATCAAATAAAGGATTTAATTGAAGAAAAAAATAATCTTCTTCAACCTGATGTTTTAAAAAAATGGGGAAATATAATTGAAGGTTCACAGGCAGTTTCACAAGATTTAGAACAAGACTTTTATGAAGGAGATCAAACTGGAATTGAAAATGAAATTAATAAAATATTAGAAGAAAATCCTGAAGCTGATATAGATAGAGAAAATGAAAAGGATTATGGGGTTTTTGTTACTATTCCAGCTAAAGATGGAAAACCTGAAAGAACCATAACTTTAGTAAATAAAGATGCATCCCTAAAAGATACTATATTTACAACTGGTCAACATGAAGTTTTCCATGGTCTTCTTAATGCTTTTAGAAAAAAGTTTGCACTAGAATTATCGCAGTGGAAAAAAGGAGGTAAAAAAGGAGATGCACCAGAAAATCCTATCAATCAGCTTGGCTTATCTTTATTAAATGAACTTAAAAATAATGAAAACATTATATTTAATGACAAAACCTCTGGTAGATCTTTAGAAGCAAGAATTGAAAGTTATTTAGGAGATAAATCTAAATCCCTTGATACTGTTATAGAAGAGATAATGCCTTTGTTAAGTGAAGCTTTGACTGATGGTGGAGTAGAGATTAAGCAAGATGTTTGGGGTAAAATAGGAGATTTTTTTAGAAGATTCTTTCAATACTTTGGTAAGAAAATAAAATTTAAAGAAGGAGTAGATGTAATTAATTTAGTAAGAGATTACAATAAAGCTATCGAATCAAAAAAAGGAATAAAAAGAAATAAGTTCTTTGATATTATAACCTTTGGTCAATTACCAGAAACTGGATTACAAAGATTTGGAAAAGGTGAAGCTGATATAAATCTTGATGTAGATATAGAAGCTGGTAAAGCTGAGCTGCAAGAAGGTAGAGATCAATTTTTTGATGAAGATCCTTTTGGAGAAAAAAGTGATTCTAGGTCTAGTAAGAAAATAAATGATGTTGATCTTCAAATAAACGAGTCTGAGTTTAAACAAAACATGCGTAAATATAATGAAGATAAATTATCTGTAGATTTAATAGATGATATTTATACTCCATATTTAAAAGCAGGTATGTCTTCACTGAAAAGAATAGGAGCTAGTGAATCCAAAGTAAAAGGTACACAAATTTTTGATCTTAGAGATCCCGTGGTATTTAAAGAAGTTGAATCTGCATTAAGTACTGAATTTCAAAGTTTCTTAAAGAATTATAATCCTGAGTTAAGTGATCCAACTACTTATTCTGATTTTATGGCATTAAGAATATTACCTGATATAGTTGATTTACTTGCTAAAAAAGGTAAAAGTTTAGATGCTATGAAAGCTGAAACAGGTTTCGATGTTGAAGGTGATAGTCAAGTAGATTTTGATGCATCTAGTCGTAAAAGTACAGCTAGAAAAAAGAAATATGCTTCTTCTATTCCCGCAATTAAAAATCAAATTACAGAGAATATAGGAGTTGATTTAGTAGGTGGAGTAAATGTAGATGGGAGAGTTACTGGTTTAGCTAAAGACATAATTGGTAGCATTGGAAAAAATACAGATCCTGAAACTGTAGCTAAAGATATTATAAAAAATACTAAAGCTAAAGAGGTTATGGTTCCTTTTAGAGAATTGGTAGGAAAATGGGGAAGTAGAGATTATAATGATTTTGTAGATCAAATAATAAACCAAGGTTTAATAGGTACAATACCGTCTTCTACTATAAAAAGAAGATTAGGTTTTCAAAGAAATGTTGATGCTGGACTTTTAGATTATAAGAAAACTGGTAAAACTAAACAAATAAAAGTTAAAGACGGTAAGAAAACTTATTCACAACCTGATGTATTTGAAATAACAAGAATAGATAAAACAAAACTAAAAGAATATTATAAAGATAGTGAAAAAAGACAACAGTCTTTATTTAGTATGATAGCAGAGAGCGTCTTAGCTGAAGGAGTTCAAACATTAAGAAATGATAAACAATTCATGGATAGACTTAGAACTACTTTAGAATTAAAGAATTCTCCTTTATCTACTAATGAATTCATGGATGGTTTAGAACAAAAGTTAGATCAAAGAACTAAAGAAGATACATCATTAGATAATATTAGTATTAGATCTAGTAGGAAGATAACTACAGCAGATAAACAAAGAATTGGTATTTTAACTAGAGATAGATTAAATACAAGGCAGTATTGGAAAAAGCAATTAGGAAAAGACTATATGCTGGGAACTCCTGGTAATAATAAGGATAAAACAAAGTGGACTGAGAAGGATTATGAGAAAAGAGATTTTAACACTTTAAATTTTATACCTGAATTAGGATTAGGATTTGTTTCAATTCAAAGTGTAACTGGTAACACTAAGACAATGTTCTACCGTAAGTTAGAAGAAGGTAGAGATGATTTACAAAAATTATTAGATAATGATTTACCTACTAAATTCGTAGAACAAAGTTTCACTGAAGATGGTAACTTAATACCTGACAGTTATATAGACAAAGGATTAAAGGCGAAAAAACCTTATATTGAGGAAGTTAATGGTAAATATC